TTCACCAAGTTTAGGGTTGATCTTTATCTTATTGTTTACCTTCTTCTCTTTGATGGGTTTTTCTGCTTCGTCCTCATCCATAACTTCAATAAGATCTGCTTCTACAAGATCAGATCTCCAATCAGAATATCCTTCCTTAGGAACACAGTTAGGAACCATACGGTTACCCTTCTTCTTCATTCCCTTCATTTCGTGAGTATCCCAGCAGGGATCATTCTTTTCGGTAACGATTTCTTCTTCTCTCTCGATCTCCTCTTTGCGAGTCTTCATCGCTTTGGCGATTGCCTTACGACGCTTCAAAAGATATGAATCAGTGCTATCTTTCTTACCATCATTATTAACATCACCGTCTTCCTTACCTACAGGATCAAGTCCTTCTTTCATCTTAGCACGCTCAGCACGCTTGGCAGCAGTCTTTGCCTTAAGACGCTCTCTAGCAGCTTCCTGTTCGTCCTTAGGAATATTGAACATATTGCGATCAGTCTTCAATCTCTCCTTAGGAGGTTCAATCTTATAAGACTCACGCATTTTTAAGTATGCCTCTGAAATATCATTCAAAGGATTCTTACCGATTCCATTAGACATGGCTATCTACTACTTTTTAGCTTTGTACTTATTTATGAAATTCTTAATAGTAGTAGTACCAGTTGCTGCCATGGCATTCTTGAGATATCCACCAGTGCCAATGAGAGTGTTTGGTTTACCAGGAACTCTCATACGGCGATCCATCTTAACTTCAGTGTACTCCATAACATCACGAATCCAAGACTTGAACATGATGTTTTCTTTAGTGACACAAATAAGATGATTGGTTCCTCTACGGACAATCTCACCAATCAATCCTGTGTTTAGATTTTCTACGATATCGCCAATCTTATAGATGAGTCCATTTACATACTGCTCTCTAAGTCCTTTAGTATCATACTTAGGAGCAATCTCCCACATTTCAGCAGCAACTTTCTGCTTCTTCTTAATTTTCATTCCATCAGCAACAGCGTCGAAGAGTGACTGTGCCTCAGAATCTGTAACAACCTTTGGGAGTCCTTTTTTAAAGGATTCCATATCTCCGTCTACAACTGCTTTACGCATCTTAGAAGCAGACATTCCTTCGACTCCTTCTGCATCTGCATCTCTAGCACCAGCAGATATTACTCGAATCTCATCAAAGTCATAAAGTTCACCATTATACTTGTTTGACAAGTTTTCAAATTCTGCCTGACGATCCGAACCTACAATAATATTGATATTTTTAAAATCTCTATCTGCACTCTGCAGAACATTAAAGATAGATCTCATTTCACTATCATTAATGATGTTCTCCTCAAAATCAGGGAACATTTTTCTCATGTAAGATACTTTCATATCAGGATCAAGAGGATTCTTCTTCTTGTCTTGAGTCCTAGAAGGATAAATCCTTAAAGTACCATTACCGGCAACTTTCTTTGCCATCTGTAAAAGTTTTTCATGCCCAACAGTAGGAGGATTAAATCTACCGAAAGCAAGAGTCAAAGTATCAGATCCGATTACTTCTTCGTCTCCTTCCTTTCCACCTTTCTTTGGTGCTTTCTGTGGAGCTTTGTCCACAGACATTGTTTTGGTTTTAAGTTTGGGTTCTACCTTTTTAGTATTAGGAGTTTGATCTGGATCCTTACCAGGTTTTTGATCTTTATTAAAGAACTTCAGTTTCCCATCAACAGTTTTAGCGACGAACTCGCCAGCACGGTTAACCCAGCCGCCGTGTCCGTCGCCTTTCAAACCAAGTTTTCTCGCCTGTGATGCAGCTTGTGTCTCTGCCTCACCAAGGAACTGAAAGAAACTTTTCATTTATAATATTGATCCTTATATGTTATTTAGAAAGATTTGCAACCAAAAAATCTATGGAGTCACTTTGCGAAATATCAAATGGCGATTTTGTAGGGTTACTATCAATCATCAAAGCAGTGCTAAATCGATAGTTAGGAGATATTGTAGAACCTTTTTTTCTGATTCTTAATTTAATTGTTCCATCAAATTTTATAATATCAGTAAACCCCTTCAAGTTAGCAGGATCCTGTCCCAAATAGTAAGTTCCATACCCTCCACCGATTTGAATATAGTATACTTTTTTTGAATTATAATATTTGAAAAAAGTATTATTATCTATGGAAATATAAGCGTCTTTGAAAGTTTCATAGTCATGATCTTTATCATCCCAAGTCATTTTTTCTCTCTTACTTGCTCTTTCAAAAAGTCTAGGAACACCAAAAGAGCCCCATTCTTTTTGCACAAAAGATGAGACTCCAAATTTTTCTAAATTTTTTCTCATGGTTCGATGATAAGTATTGTTCTTACCATCCAAGTACCATTTCTTTGTAGAGATATTATACTTTAATCCACTCTGCCCAAAATCTGCTTTTTCATTAAGTTTAATTTCAAGATTATATTCTTTACCTTTCCAGATAAACTTACAATCAGGAGCGGTGTCATCTGAACCTGCTGGATAAAATCCAGATGGCACTAAATTTTGCTCTTTCAATAATTCAAAAATATACTCTTCATATAAAAAACCTTTGTTGTTGACACTAGAAGGGAGATCATAATAATCTTTATCCCTAGGAGAATCTTCTTTATAGGTTTTAAACTTAGGCATTATTTTTTTAGGTATTTAGAGTTTTCCTCCAACAACACCAGAATTAATAATACGACTATGATCTTGAAGTGTTCCTTCTTGTAGTTGCATTAGATGCCAACGCGACATAGTTTCCACTCCTTCATATGTACCACCTGTGAGAAAGTGTGCTCCAAGTGGTTCTTTAAGGATACTAGTATACAATCCAAAACGTGTCTTTTTAATATAAAAGACATCATCAATCCAGACAACATCTTCTGGAATGTTTTTTTCGATAGTATTATTCGGGCCTAACGTCGCTTTCAGTGTTGGTTTCTTCTGTTCCGTCATTTGATTTGTTGAATCCAAAGGGGCCTTCCTTTTTTTCTAGTGCGAGTTTAAGTGCAAGTCCACCGACTGCTTCCATAACTTTAAGAACTTGTTCTGGTTTTGCATCTTCACCAAGTTCTTTTGCCACATACCAATACTTAGGCCAAAACGTTTCTCCAGCCTCTTTATAGTCTTCAAGTGTCAGAAGTTTCACAGATCACCCTCCTGGCGATTTTCAGAATAATATGCGTTAAATGTTCCTTCAGGATATCGAGCAGACAGTTTCTCAATATTCATATCAAGAATCTCTTCAAAATTAGTATCCAGTGCCATGAATGCTTGAGCAAGATACCAACAGATGTCACCCAGTTCACGCTTCATATGGAACACATTGTCCTCATTGTAGGGTTTACCTTGAAAGACAATCTTTTTCACAACCTCAGTAAACTCACCTGCCTCAGCAGTCAATCCAAGGGCAGCAGTAAGAAGTTGAGTTGTGTTAGTTCCGTTTGCTTCCAGTTCAGCAAAACGAGTTGCCATAACAGCGTAGTCAAGACTAGGAGCACTGGTGGTTTGCTTAACAAATTCAGTGTAGTTGTTCATAAATCTACTTCAGGTAATTCAGATTGTTGCATTTGCAGTTTTTGTCCTGCGACTTCAAACCAAGAACCACCAACACCACCGTCCATGTTTACGACGATATCTGTTGTAGGAAGTTGATCTTGAGCAGGTTTAATATCTACAGTTTGATAAACTGGTTTGTATTGGTAGTAATGTCCTTCACCACGCATTCCAACTAAGTTGATTGCGTCTCTCAATGATCCGCAATCAGCGATCTTTTTGCCAGTTGGATCGAATACAGAATACATTAGAATTTGAAACCATCAAATGATTTTTTAGGTTTGTCTTCGTAAGTATACTCCTCATCCTGTCCACTGTCAACCATATCATTTTGAGCAGTCTGTTCACAATCATAGAGACGCATCTTTGCACGATCAATACCAACGATGAAACGCTTGTAAACAGTCGGATCGTTGTATCGATTCTTCAGCTGCTTCACCATAATCTGTCCCAATTCTTCGAGCTCTTCAGTACTAATAAGGGCAAACATAAAATCAGCAGTAGCAGGGAGGCCAAAGGACTCACTAGTATCAGTAAGCTCAACGTCAGAGCTACCGTAACCAGAACGGGTAGTCTGGGTGGCAGATACGATAGGTACGTTCGCTTCGACAGCGAGTCCTCTAAGTTCTTCAGCAATAGCTTTGATATAGCTATATGAATTGACAGAAAGGTTTCCGCGATACCTAGAGGAAGCACATATATTAAGGTAATCAATGAAAATAATGTCAGGACGAAATGATTTCTTAATAGCGAGTTCATTAAGCAAACCACGGAAATGTCCTGCATGTGCTGAGGCAGTAGGATACTCTTTAATAATTAGGGTGCCTTGAGTCTTTTCTGAGAGTTTTGTCACCTTACTCTCATACATCATTTTAGGAAGATCTGCTATCTCCTGAATGGGTACATTGAGAAGGTTTGCATCAATTCGCTCTGCAATCTTTTCTTCAGCCATTTCAAGCGTGATGTATAGCACGTTTTTTCCGTTAAGGAGTGCCGAAGCAGCGACATGGCACATAAACAAACTCTTACCGACGCCAGTGCCAGCGAGAGCAATATTAAGCGTCTTGTTAGGCAAACCGCCTTTCGTAATCTTGTTGAAATACTCCAAGTCGAATTCGGTTTTGTCTTCTTTCTTGTGATAGGACTCATAACGTTGTTCATAATCTTGAAGATAATCATGTCCAACATGAGTGTCAAATGACACTGCAAGGGCATCAGAGAGAATACTTGGAATGGCATCTCTACTCTTATCTTTACTATCACCATCAGCAATGGCAATGGAATCCATCAAAGCCAAGTAGATGGCACGATCACGACACCACTTCTCAGTGGTAGATACCAACCAATCAAACTCTGTAGGCACTTCTTCTAAAGAAGAAATCAATTGTGTGATTTCTTTATAGTCACCATCAGTAATATCCTGACGCTTCTCCGTTTCAATACAGAGAATCTCTTTGGTAACTGGTTTGTTGTACTGCTCTACAAATTTGAGAATCTCTTCGTAGACAATCTTTTCACTACGGTTTACAAAATAATCTGCTTTGATAAACGGAATTACCTTACGGACATATTCCTCATTATGAAGTAGGTTTCTAAGAATTAGAAACTCAACATTGTCCATAACTAAACTCCTGTTTTGCAATCTCGTCTAATTTTTCCATCACCTCTGGGGTGAAATATTGTTCTGGATCTTTGTAAATTGCCTTTGCATAGACTTTCTTACCATCTATTTCATAGCGTCCAGCCACATTCTTCCAAAGTCCACCAAGTTCGCCCAGTTCAAGCAAACCATAATAGCGATCCAAACCGCGATTATCGTAATAAAGAACGCGACTTAGCAGTCTTTGCCTTGATAAGGTTTCCAACGATTTCTGTTCCATCTTTTTCTTTCTTCTTGCTGAGATAGATGATTGTAGAAGCAGCATACTTGAGTCCACTGCCTCCTCCCATTTCCTTTGTAGGAACATATGCGCCAATGACATCGTAAGTGTGGTTGGTAACGATCATAGGAATGTTTGCTTGTCCCAGTTTCAGAGTCAGCATCCTGAAAGCACCTTTGACAAGTTGTGATTTAGTCATGTCACGAACTTGCTTGTCGTTCAGAACGTCTGTAATCTCCTTCTCTGTGGAAAGCATCCCCAAAGAGTCTAACACAAACATACAGGGTTTGCGTTCGTCTACAGATTTTTTTAAGTATAGATCAACTGCCTTAAGTGCTTTGCTACGGAACTCCTCAATTGTAACAACATTGACAACAGCAACACGATTGAGATCTAAACCCCTATCTGCGAGAAGAGATTTGTTAACAGCGGCTTCAGTGTCAAAATATAAGCAATACCCATCAGGATTAGAATCCAAGAAGTTCTTGACAACCGCAAGCGAGAAGAAAGTTTTTCCAGTACTAGACTCCCCAGCAATGGCAGTAATCTTATTCCCAGATACACCACCAAATATACTCCCTGAAACAAGTCCGTTAAAAATGTACGAACCCGTATCCACATATTGTTCAGTATCGTCAATATCAGATGCGAGTTTTGTGTAGTCATCTCCAATCTCTTTTACAATCTCTTTAAGAAAATCCATTACAGTACAAATCCAAATTGTTCACGAGCGATCTTTTTGTAAGGGCCACCTGGGTTTTCCTCACGGATATTTTTAATAGTATTCAATTTTTGATACAGAGCGGCATCACCACCCAGTCTCAATGCACTCACAATAGTAGCGAGTTCTTTATCATCGATAGGAAGATCCATCAGCCAAAAAATAGTTCCAGGTTTACAGTTTTTTCAACACTCCATCCAATAGCATCAAGGATGGCTTTTAGAGGTTCAAGGAATGACTTTTCAAATTGTAAGTCGTAATCAACGTACTTGTCAAGATTTAATTCCCTAGG